CACTCACAATATGCACAAGTAACTTTGTCTCCTACCTTCCCACGTAAGTCTATTAAGAAGGCTATCAACGATACTATTAACAGCTTCTATCCTAAGTTATGGATAGCACAACCTTATACCTTTACCTTTAACGCAAGCCAAACCACCTATCCGTTGCCAGATGATGCAGAAGATATCCTGTTTGTCTCTTGGCAGACAACTGGTTCTAGCCTTGAGTGGCTACCTATCAACCGTTGGCGTATGGATGGTATGGCTAACGTTGCCACATTTAATACAACTAACACTATTAACATCTACGACAATGTGCAACCTGGTAGAACCATTCAGGTTTACTACACTGCTACACCGAATAACCTTGATGCTAATACAGATGATTTTGCTGATGTTACCGGACTACCAGAGTCCTGTCAGGATGTAGTTATTCTTGGCGCATCATATAAGTTGCTTTCATATCTTGATGCTGGACGAATTAACCTATCAAGTGCTGAGGCAGATCTAAACGATGGCAAGTTGCCTTCAACTGCTGGCGCTTCTGCATCTAAATACATTTTTGCTTTATATCAACAACGATTCCAAGAAGAGTCAATTAAGTTGTCAGACAAGTATCCGATCCGTATTCACTACACCCAATAAGGAAAACCAATGACCAGTAAATTTTCATCTACCAGTATTGAAACAACGCTTCAATCTGCTATTGCAACATCTGGTGCTACCACTATGACGGTAGCTACTGGCACAGGAAATGCCCTTATGGGTGGTGTATCACTGGCGGCTGGTAACGTAGATGTCTTTACCGTTGCTATTGACGCAGATACGATCAATGAAGAAATTGTTTTTATTACCAACCAGACCAGCGACACAATGACCATTGTGCGTGGACGGGCAGGCACTTCACCAACTACACACACCGCAGGTGCTACGGTCAAGCACGTTCTTACATCATACGATTTAAGTAATTTCCAATCAACAGTGCCACCATATGCAAGTCTAGCTTTATCTGGATCAACATCTGGCACTACCACAATTCAAGCAACAGCAGTTGCTGGAACTAATACATTAACTTTACCACCTACAACAAGTGATACTTTGGTAGGTAGAGCAACTACCGATACTTTGACTAATAAGACAATTAACGTTGCAAGTAATACTCTTACTGGAGTTGCAACATTAACTGGAACAGAAACCCTGACTAACAAGACTTTGACTGCGCCTGTATTAACAGCGCCAGAAGAACGCACAACCATATCGGCTATTGCTGCTACTGGCACAGTAAACTTTGATGCCAGCACTCAGGGAACTTTATATTACACAACTAACGCTTCTGCTAACTGGACACTAAACGTTCGTGGCAATAGCGGAACTACGCTTAACTCTATAATGACAACAGGAGATAGCCTGACTATTACCTTTTTGGTAACACAAGGTGCAACTGCCTATTACGCCTCAGCCCTGACAATTGATGGCACCTCAGTAACACCTAAATATCAAGGCGGAACTGCTTGGACTGCTGGTAACGCTTCTTCAATTGACGCTTATACCTATGCAATTGTTAAGACAGGATCTGCTGCATATACCGTGTTTGCTTCACAAACAAAGTTTGCATAAGGGGAACTAATGCCAATTCTTGGAAGCCTTGGTGGGCTATCAGCACGAGCCTTTGGCTTTGCTAGTTTTCCTAAGCCAGTTGTAACAGGTGGCACGTTAACATCTGATGCTACTCATTTCTATCGCACCTTTACAAGCACTAATAATTTAGTTATTTCAAACAATTCATTAATTGTAGATTATCTAATTGTTGCTGGTGGCGGGGCCGGTGGTTGGGGACTCGGCGGCGGCGGTGGTGCTGGTGGACTTAGATCTTTTACATCTCAAACATTGCTTCCAGGAAGTTACACAGCAACCATTGGAGCAGGTGCAAATTTAGGTAGCGTTGCAGGTCGTGGCGCAAGTGGTAATAGTTCTTCTTTTAATTCATACACATCTGCCGGTGGCGGAGGTGGTGGTGGTAATGCTTCAGGGCAAAGCTCTGGTGGCACAGGCGGTTCTGGCGGTGGTGGTGGAACTGATGGTGGAACTACTGGTGGTGGTGGTGCTGGTAATACTCCTTCTACAACACCATCACAGGGCAACAATGGTGGAAATGCAATCAATGACAATTTTCTTCCGGCTGGCGGCGGTGGTGGCGCAGGCGCCGTTGGTGACAGTGGAAGCACTCTTAATGGTGGTAATGGTGGTATTGGAGTTAACTGGTTATCTTTAGGAGTTTATTACGCAGGTGGCGGCGGTGGAATGCTTAGCGTTTCTGGCGGAACTCAAGGTGTTGGCGGTTTAGGTGGTGGCGGTGCTGCTGCCAATGGTGCTAGCGCAGTATCTGGAACTGCAAATACAGGTGGTGGCGGTGGAGGTTATAGTGGATCTGGAAATATTGGTCTAACTTCAGGTGCTGGTGGTTCAGGAATAGTAATAGTTCGATATTTAAAAACAGCAGTTTAGTTCTTAATCTAAAGGAGAAAACAAATGCCAACGGTATATAAAGTGTTAGGTCAATCTAACCCTAGTGCTACGACAGCGACCACTCTTTACACAGTTCCTGCCTCTACCTCTGCAATCTTATCAACAGTGACTGTATGTAACCAAGCGGCTACTAGTAGTTCATTTAGAATTGCAGTGCGTCCTGGCGGTGCTACCTTGGCAGCGCAACATTATGTTGCCTACGATATTGCTATTGCTGCTAACGATACAACTTGTTTAACCTTGGGTATTACCTTAGCTACAACAGATGTAGTTACTATCTATGCAGCAACTGCTACTATGTCCTTTGCAGCATTTGGAAGCGAGCTCTCCTAAATGGCTATACGCTTTGTGTCAAAAGCGACTGTTAAAAATAAACTACCTAGATCATCTAATATTTGGGACGGCACTGCTGTATTTAACCCATTCACCCTTGTCGGTAACTACGATGCCTTAGCAACAGTTAATGTTCCAAGCGGTGGGCTGTCCAGCGTTATATTTGCAGGCATCCCAACTACTGGTTACAGCCATTTACAAGTGCGTTGTCTTGTAAGAGGAACTTATAACCTTAACGCTTCTAGTTCGCTCAATATACAAGTAAATGGAAATTCAACTATCGGTAACTATTCAACTCACTTAATAGACGGTAACGGATCATCTGTTTCTGCCTATGGTGCATCTGGAGATTATCCGCAGGGAGCAACCTCAAATGCAACCGCAGGAGCAGGTATTTTTGGCGTTGCCATTTTTGATATTTTAGATTACACAAATACTAATAAATATAAAAACATTCGTATTCTTTCTGGTAATGATAATAATGGTAGTGGAACAGTTCGTTTCAGTTCTGGTTCTTTTTATGGAAATACAAATGCAATAACTAGTATTACATTTATTAGCGGTGGTGGAAATATAGCTGAATACAGCCAACTAGCACTTTACGGGGTGAAAGCATAAATGGCAACTAATACTTATGTAGCGTTACAAACACAGACACTTAGTTCGGCTGTTAGTTCAGTAACATTTAGTTCTATTCCACAAACATACACCGATTTAATTTTAGTTACTAATATAAAAGATACCAATACTTATGCGTTGTTAAGAGTAGGCAATGGTTCAGTAGATACAGGTTCTAATTACAGTAGAACTTACTTATTAGGAACAGGAAGCGCAGCAACTGCAGGGCGAAATTCAAGTGACACTAGATGGTATGTATCAGCTGGTGCTTCCAGATATGATTACAATGTCCACAACATTCAAAATTATGCAAACACAACTACAAATAAAACTTCCATTGAAAGAGCAACCACAGATGGAACTTATGCAGGTGTTAATTTATGGCGTTCAACTTCCGCTATTAATGTATTAAGTATTATTTCAGCAAATGGAACTGCATCACTTGAAGCAGGCTCAACCTTCACCCTGTATGGCATAGCCAACAGCGACATCGGCGCACCTAAAGCATTTGGTGGAACAATCACACAAGATGCTACATACACCTATCACACCTTTGGTGCTTCAGGCACATTTACTCCGACTCAATCATTAACTGTTGATGCGTTAGTCCTTGCTGGTGGTGGTGGAGGTGGTTGTGCTGGTGGCGGCGGTGGTGCTGGTTCTTTAATTTACAGATCATCTATGGCAGTAACTGCGACAGGGTATTCAATTACTATTGGAAGTGGCGGCGCAGGTGACGCAACAAGAACAGGCGTTCCTGCTGCAAGCGGAACAGCATCTACTTTTAACTCAATCTCAGCAACAGGCGGCGGTGGTGGAGCATCTAACAACAGCAATAGCGCTGGTGCTGCTGGTGGTTCAGGCGGCGGTGGAATTGGCACAGGCGCGGGTGGAGCAGCAAACGCTGGAACTTTAAATGGCGGAACTGGTTATGTAAATATTGGCGGTGGCGGTGCTACTAACTACTACGGCGGCGGTGGTGGTGGTGCAGGTGCTGCAGGAGCAATTGGAACTATTGCTAATGGAACTGGTGGCGCTGGTGGAAATGGTATTAATACTTTCTCATCTTGGTTGTTGACAAGTGGCACTGGCGTTAGTGGATATATTGCAGGCGGCGGCGGTGGTGGCGCAGGTGATTTAACTACACCTGGCGGTCTTGGCGGTGGCGGTGCTAACGGTCTTGGCACTGACAATGGACAAAACGGCACAACTAATACTGGTGGCGGCGCGGGTGGTTCTCGCAACGCTGGTTCTGGTGGCGGCGGCACCGGTGGTTCAGGCATTGTTATTATTAGATATGCAAACTAGGAGATCAGATGCCAGCTAATTATGTATTACTCGGTGAAGTAACCCTCGGCGCAACTGCAACATCTGTTACCTTTTCCAATATTCCACAAAGCGGATATACCGATTTGAAATTGGTAATGTCCGTTAGAGATGCTAGAACTGGTATTGCTGTATCTGATATACGTTTTAACTTTAATGGCACAGGTGTAGGCACAAACATATCTGGACGCTATATGTATGGCTCAGGGTCTGGAGTTTCGGCTTCATCGGTTACCTCGGGAGAGTTAGCATTTGGCGATGCAGATGGCGCAACTGCTAATACATTTGGCAATGCAGAAGTTTATATCCCAAATTATTTGTCTACTACTTCTTACAAAATTATTTCATCGGATAGCGTTGCTGAAACAAACGCAACTGCTGGATACCAACTTTTACTTGCTGGCCTTTGGTCTAGCAACTCAGCAATAAACTCTATTAGTATGACTCCGTTTACAAGTCCATTTGCAGTCAACTCAACCTTCTACCTATACGGACTAGCAGCAGTCGGAACTACTCCTGTCATTGCTCCGTTTGCTAGCGGTGGAGATATTGTTACCAACGATGGCACATACTGGATTCATACCTTCCTGTCATCAGGAACATTTACTCCTGCTAAAACTTTAACTTGTGGCTACTTAGTAGTTGCTGGTGGCGCTGGTGGCGGTTGGGTAGTTGGTGGAGGCGGTGGAGCAGGAGGACTTCGCTCTACTGTTACTGCAACAGGTGGTGGTGGCGCACTTGAATCTGCTCTTTCTGTTACTGCTCAAGGGTATGCCGTAACAGTTGGTGCTGGCGGAGCCGCAGTTTCATTTGCTAATGGCGCCAACGGTAGCAATTCAGTTTTCTCTAGCATTACTTCACTTGGTGGTGGTGGTGGTGGACATAACGCTAATCCTGGTAGTAATGGTGGAACTGGTGGTGGTGGTGCAAATATAAATACTGGAACATTCCAAGTAGGTGGTTCTGGAACTGCCAATCAAGGTTTTGCTGGTGGTAATGGTAATAATGGTGCTGCGAGTAGTTTTGGTGCAGCAGGTGGTGGTGGCGGTGCTGGAGCAGTTGGTGGTAGCGCAACTGCTGGAAACAGTAATATTGCAGGAGCAGGTGGCACAGGTGTTGCCGTATCAATAACTGGTTCATCTGTTACATACGCTGGCGGTGGTGGTGGCTTTAGTCGTGGCACGGCTGGAGCAGGTGGAACAGGCGGTGGCGGTGCAGGTGCTAATGGAAATATTGCTGGAATAACTAATGCAGTTTCAGGAACTGCAAACACAGGTGGTGGTGGTGGTGGTGGCTTTAATGACCCTACTGGTTCTGCTGGTGCTGGTGGTTCAGGTGTTGTTATAATTCGTTATCCAATGGTGTAAAGGAGAAATAAATGTCGCATTGGGCAGAGATAGATGAGAACAAAATTGTTCTTAGAGTGCTAGTTGGTAATAACAACTCAGCAGATGAAGGCGAATCCTTTATGAATTCGCTAGGCGGAACTTGGGTAAAGACAAGTTACAATGGCAATATCCGTAAGAACTTTGCAGGTATTGGATACACCTACGATGAGGCTCGTGATGCTTTTATTGCACCTAAGCCATTTCCATCTTGGGTATTAGATGAAGCTACCTGTCGTTGGGATTCACCAATTCCTTACCCAACAGATGGTCTTATGTATATCTGGGATGAAAAAACAACCGATTGGAAGGCTTACGTAAATGACTGATACACCTAAAAAGTTAATTGTAGATGTAGAAAAAGGGACACACGAATACGTTGACCTTACACCTGCTGAGATAGCAGAGCGTGACCAACAAGCTGCTCAAGCAGAAGTTGATCGTGCTGCAAGGCAAGCAGAAGAAACAGCCAAGGCTGATGCTAAGTTAGCAGCGCAAGCAAAGCTTGCTGCACTAGGACTAACTGGCGAAGAAGTAGCTGCAATAACTCAATAAGCAATACCAATTTTACAAGCCCTGCCTAGTGTGGGGCTTTTTATTTTGACAACCTAAAGGAGAAACAATGCCATACGGCGATGACATTACCGAGGGCTTACCCTACGTATTATCTAATCCTGCAGGTTCAACAACCTATTCACTTACTGGTGAAGCCTACGATGTAGCCATCGCCGGTAATCCATTCTTCCTGATGACTAGTGATGATGCGCCTTATCGTCGCGTCACAGCGCAGTATCGTAAGCAACAAATTGACCAGACACGTGAGGCTGGTGAACAGACACTTACCGGTTGGTGGGTTAGATCTCAGTCATCATTCCACCTTGGAGCTGGCATTAAATACTTTGAACCACAACAAGAAGAATCGCTACGCTTCCAATACACAGAGTCTAAAGGTATAGACATCTGGACTAGAGGCCAGGCTACATTGCTTAATGACACAGCCAGTTTCTACTCAGGCTCTGCTGCTGCTCAGTTGATTGGTGTCAATGATGGAACCAATGACTGCATCCTAGTAACAGATGGAACTGCGCTTAAGAAGATTACAACTGGTGGTTCTTCAAGCACCTACACTCAGGCTGGCACAGCATCTACTATCTATAGCCTTACCACTAACGGTAAAGAGTATTTCTTTATTAATGGTAGCCACGTCCATCGAGGAAATATCTCTGGATCAACTAGTGATACTGAAATCTATACCGCAACTAGCACTACTCGTGCCACTATTCGTTATGTAAAGCAACGTCTTATTGCTGCTATCGGCAGTTCTATCTATGAACTAAATCCTAACAACGGATCTGGTGCGCTACCTACAGCTTTCTTTACCCATCCTAACTCATCTTGGGTATGGTCCTCTATATCAGAAGGACCTAGTGCTATCTACATCTCAGGTTATGATCCAAATGGAACATCATCATCTGTCTTTAAGATTGGCCTAGATACTGCAAATGCTAACGCTTTAGGTTTCCCAGATCTATTAACACCTACTGTTGTTATTGATATGCCACAAGGTGAGCGCATCAATGACTTTGATGTTTACCTTGGTGCCTATGCAGTCCTTGCAACTAATCTAGGTTTTAGAGTAGGTATCTCTGATGCAACTGGAGATATCCAGTATGGGCCACTGCTATTTAAAGATGCCCCTTGTAATGCTATCGCTTTCAAAGATAGTTATGCCTACATTGCAACCCTTGTAGATGGTGCTGCAGGTTTAGTTCGTGTGGATTTATCTACTACTGTTTTAGCAAGTAGTCTGTTCTTTCCTTGGGCTTGGGACCTTATAGCAACTGGCACTACTACCACTGCATCCCAGGTTGCCTTCTTTGGCAACTCAGATAGAGCAGCATTTACCAATGGCAATAATGTTTGGGCTGAATCAACTACCCTAGTAGCAAGTGGATACTTGCGAACTGGTTACATCCGTTACAACACACTAGAAGCTAAGATATTTAAGTTGATGCAGGCACGAGTAGATACAGCCAATGGTGGAATCTTAATTGAATCTGTTGACTCGTTTGATAACTTCTACACTATCGGTAACTTCTCACAAGGATCAGCAGTGCCAGAGGTTAACATCAACTATCCTCAAACTGCCCAAGAATATCTTGGTTTCCAGTTCACACTGTCTCGTTCGACAAGTGATACAACCAAGGGTCCATTGTTTACTGGATACCAACTCAAGTCACTGCCAGCAGTGCCACGTCAAAGACTTATCCAATACCCACTATCCTGCTTTGATCACGAATCAGATAGTCTCGGTGTAGAAATTGGATACGAAGGTTCTGCATACGCCCGTATGGCTCAGCTAGAAGCTATTGAATCTAATGGAGACAGTGTGCAGATTCAAGACTTTAGAACAGGTGAGTCCTATATCGGCCTCATAGAAGAAATGGATTTCATTAACAGAACCCCATCAGACAAACGATTCTCCGGATACGGCGGATTACTACTAGTAACAATTCGGAGTTTATAAGATGACACCTACCAACTGGGCCTCACTTATCGTAGCTGGTATTGCAATTGCTACAGCATTTGCTGGAACTATTAGATGGATGGTTAAGCACTACCTATACGAACTTCGCCCGAATGGAGGCAGCAGCCTCAAGGATCAGGTCAATAGACTTGAACGACGTTTGGATGAAGTAATAGATATGTTATTGGATCGCAAATGAGCCAAGTAGATAAGTTCCTAGAGATAGCACAGGCAGAGGTTGGTGTAGTAGAAGCCGAAGGCAACAAGGTTAAATACAACAAGAACAACGGACAACCTTGGTGTGGTTACTTCGTTAACTGGTGTGCTACCAAAGCCAAGATAAAGATTCCTAACTGCGTATACACACCTGCTGGTAAGGCAGGCTTTATGGGTCTAGGCACTTGGTTCAATGCAGCAACAGAAAAGCCACAACCTGGCGACATAGTTTTCTTCGACTTCCCTGGCGGCGAGAAGGTAGATCACGTTGGCATTATCCTCAAGGATAACGGCGATGGAACGGTTACCACTATCGAAGGCAATACCAGCCCAGAGAAGAAACCAAAAGGCTCACAAGCTAATGGCGGAGAAGTTGCACTACGCATCCGTGCGTATAAGGCAAACAACAAGCGCAAACTCGGTGTGTTTATCGTCGGGTTTGGCAGACCGAAATGGAGCAAGTAATGAATAAAGCAATTCTCAAGTCAATGACAGCGACATATCTACGTGCAGGTATAGCTGCAGTATTGGCTCTCTATCTAGCTGGCGAAACCGATCCAAAGAAACTTTTAATGGCACTAGTTGCTGCAGTTGCTGGACCGCTTCTCAAAGCACTTAACCCTAAAGAAACTGAATACGGCGTAGGCTTTAAGAAAGCATAACTTAACTTCCTGCGAGGCAACATATAGCCCTGCTCCCTAACGGGAGTGGGGCTTATTTTTTTATGCCGTCATAGTCCCGATTGGTATGAGTCTTCAAGCGGTGGCAGTTAGCACATAAAGTCCGAAGATTACTAGGGTCATTGTTCCAGCGATCACCGTCTATATGGTCAACGTCGAGCTGACTAGAGTGCTCTGGTATAAAGCCACATTCCTCACAGGAATCCTTCTTATGTTTGCGGTAAGGAGAGAGGCTATTAGATACATTAAGGGCCGCCAGGTTACGGCAACGCCACCTGCTTTTAAGCGTAGATGCCTGTCTATCTCGGAGCCGGATACTTACAGAACCACAGAGGCTACAAATTGCCTGAAGTGTGGCCTCATTTATTTCTGTTAACTTGTGTTGTGCTTTACTCATCTTTATCTACTGGGCAAGGAACAATTACTAGATTGCCACAGTTGACGCAGGTAGCGTCAAGGTGATACCAGGCTAGCTCGTAGTCTTCAAAGGAAGCCATTATGTTAAAGACTTGTGATCCACAAGGACAGGCGTGTATCGGTCCCAAGGACCTTAGATCTGTGCCAAATTTATCAGGCAGACGGTTCTTATTTTTAAACAGGGTTGGTAGACGGAGCCGCACAGTAACCGTATAGTGACCGTTACGCGCCCTTGAAGGGCGCTCAGACCGTTTCAACTCGCTCACGCTCGTATTATACACAGACTCTAGTAAAACAACGCCTAGTAGAAATCTCTGGCGTGTCGTGATATGCTTCACGTCCAAGGAAAGAAGGTGTCCCATCACAACGGTTGTTGGAATAGAAGGGATTGATTACGCAGTTCTAGTAGCTGATAGTCAAATCACAGAATCTAATCTAGTAACTCTCGCACTTAGCACACCGAAGATAGTTGAGGTAGGTAAGTTTCTGCTTGCTATATCCGGTGATACTAGGCCAGGAGATATACTTGCTTACAACTGGAAGCCACCTGCTTATCGTGGAGAGAATCCAGTAACTTTTATGGGGAAGAAAGTTATCCCTAGTATTATCAAGGCTTTTACAACAAACAACTACGACTTCAATAAGGTGGATCCAGATGGTGGTTTCGATTATTTACTTAGTTTTAACGGCAATATCTTTCGGGTTGCTTGTGACCTCTCTTTTTTCCAAAGCGATGTCGGAGCTTACGCTATCGGTAGTGGCGGTCAGTTTGCTCTTGGGTATCTTTATTCAGACATCCAGACTGACCTGGAATTAGAAGACGCAAAGCGACTCGCCCGAAAAGCCGTTGAGATTGCGTCGGTCCTTGACGTCAATACTGGCAAGCCTTTACAGTTGGTAGTCCAGGAGAGGATGATTTAATGACAGATGCAAAAGAATTACTTATAAGTGTTTTACGTGCAAAAGATGCAAGTAGATCACGTTCAGTGCAGACACAGGTGGGGCCATCAGAACTTGGTGGCTGCCGTCGCAAGGTTTGGTATCGGTTAAATGCACAACCAGAAACTAATGAGAACGAGTTAAAACTTGCAGCAATTATGGGAACTGCTATTCACGCAGCCATTGAAGAAGCTATCGGTGCTATTGACCCAAAGGGTGAGAAGTATGTAGTGGAAGCTGAAGTTCAATATGGTGATATGAAAGCACACGTTGATTTATTCATACCAGAATCTGGTGATGTGATTGACTGGAAGACTAGCAAGATAAAGAACCTAGGCTACTTCCCATCAACGCAACAGCGTTGGCAGGTGCAGGTATATGGCTATCTATTATCTAAGAATGGCTATGAAGTTAAGAACGTTAACCTTGTAGCAATTGCACGTGATGGTGATGAGCGTGATATCAAGTGGCACACAGAACCTTACGATGAAGCAATGGCATTAGAAGCACTGGGTTGGTTAGCAGCAGTTAAAGAATCTGCAACACCACCTGATCCTGAAAAGGATGAGAGCTACTGCAAGTTCTATTGTAAATACTACGACGCATCTGGTGAGATGGGATGCGTTGGTCTAAAAAAAGAACGTATACAAGTCAGTGAGGTATTGATACCGGACCCTGATGTTGACAAAAATGCGTTGTTATATTTACAGTATGACGCACAAGTTAAAGAGTTAGAAAAGCAAAAGGATTCCTTGAAGGCCAGCTTCGAGGGAGTAATAGGTAGCACTCTTAGCGGAGTGCAAATCAGTTGGACAACAGTTGCTGGTAGGTCTACTGTTGATGACAAGGAAGTTGAGAAACTTCTAGGTTTTGTTCCTAAGAAAGCAGGACCAGAATCAAATCGCTTATCTATCAAACAAAGTGGAGGAAAGTAAATGGCTGCACCCGATTCAACAAAGTTACAGGCTAACTTTAAGTTACCTGATGGAACTCTTATCAACATATACGCAACATCACAAGCAGAACTTGAAGCACAACTAACAACAGTTCAAGATCTGGCTGAACTAATTAAGTCAACATCATTAGCACTAGGTGGTGCAGGTAACGTTGCTTATGCAACACAAGCCTTTGCTGCTAAACCAGTAGTTGATACACCACCTTTTAACAATGCTCCTGCTTCGACAGGAGCGGACCAACAATGCAAGCACGGAGCAATGTCACTTCGTAGCGGAGTCAACGCACAAGGTAAAGCCTGGAAGGGCTTGATGTGTGCAGCACCGAAGGGCGCACTTGATAAGTGCGAAACGGTGTGGATCCGATAACTAATGCGAGAGCCTCACGAATTCGAGGCTCCATTATGTGCCGAAGTGGGCGGTGATCACTGGTTTCCTGAGAAGGAAGTTGATTATCAGTCGCAGATAAATATTAAATATGCAAAAACAATCTGCGGTAAATGTCCCCACCAAACTGAATGTGCTGAATGGGGCATCAAGAATGAATATTACGGAATCTGGGGCGGCCTAACCGTTAGAGCCAGAGTTGCTGTAAGAAGAAAAAGAAATATGACGATAAGAGGAGATAACGTTGCTTGATTTATCCAGAGCTTGGAGTGGTGTCCTTACCAAAGCAACACCGCTACCTGACGTATGGAGAGCCTTAGCAAATAAGCAAATCAAGTTTCGACGTGGGCAAGTATGTATGGTTGCAGCAGCACCTAATGCTGGTAAGTCAATGTTTGCATTGATCTATGCAATCAAAGCAAATGTGCCTACGTTATTCTTCTCTGCTGATACTGACACAACTACGGTTATGATGAGAGCGGCAGCGCACTTGTCAGGACATTCTCAGGTGTTAGTTGAAGGCAACCTAGCTGGCAACACTCATTATTACGATCAGCATTTACCAAAACTAAATAACATTAAGTGGGTCTTTGATTCATCACCTTCAATAGATGACCTTGAACTTGAGATTCGGGCGTATGTAGAACTATATGGTGAGGCACCAGAGTTGATAGTCATAGATAACTTAATGAACGTAGTTGCTGAAACTGATAATGAGTGGGCTGGCCTTCGTGCAATTATGATGGAGCTACACGATATGGCACGTAAGACTGAAGCGTGTGTGCTGGTATTGCACCACGTATCAGAGCAGAGTGAGTATGGTTCTACTATTAACCCACCTGCACGTCGTGCTATTCACGGTAAGGTAAGTCAATTACCGGCGCTGATACTTAC